ATTTCGGTGTTTCGATGCCGGATTTGAATTGGCGTCCTGAGTATCTCGGTGGCGGTGTTTCGAATATTGCCGTTAATCCGATAGCTCAGACGTCTGCTACTGGTTTAACTGGTGGATCTACTCCTTCGGGTAATTTGTCTGCGATGGCTACAGGTCTTGCTCATCATGGTTTTACTCATTCTTTCTTGGAGCATGGTCACGTCATTGGTTTGGTATGCGTCGACGCTGATCTGACTTATCAACAAGGTCTGCGTCGTATGTGGTCTCGTTCAACGATGTATGACTTTTATTTTCCGGCTTTTGCTTATTTGGGTGAGCAGGCTATTCTGAACAAGGAAATTTATTTGAAGGGTGATGCAAACGATGATTTGGTGTTTGCTTACAACGAGCGGTGGAGTGAGTATCGTTATAACCCTTCAGAGATTACTGGTCTTATGCGTTCAACGTCTGCTTCTACTATTGACCCGTGGCATTTGTCGCAAAAGTTCACGGCGTTGCCTACTTTGAATGCAACGTTTATTGAGTCATCTCCTCCTCTGTCTCGAGTTCTTGCTGTTGGTGCAGGTGCGAATGGTCAACAGTTATTGTTGGATGCTTTCATGAGCATTCGTGAGGCTCGTCCTGTTCCGATGTATTCGCAGCCGGGTTTGATTGATCATTTCTAGGAGGTTTTATGTTCGATTTCATTCCTCTTCTTGGGTCTGGTCTTGATTTCCTTGGAGGTGAGCGTCGTAATTCTGCTCAGGCTGCTCTTGCTGACCAGCAAATGGCTTTTCAGGAGCGTATGAGTTCTAGCGCTCATCAGCGTGAAGTTGCTGATCTTCGAAGAGCTGGTTTGAATCCTATGTTGTCTATTCGTCATGGTGGTTCAGGTGCAAGCTCTCCACCGGGAGCGATGGCCTCTGTTGAGAATACGATGGGCCATGCTGTCAATACCGCTCGTGAGTATCAGTTGTTGTCGGCGGAGGTTAAGCTTAAAGAGGCTCAGGCTCGTGATGCTGATGCGAGTGCAAAGGTTAAGGCATTTCCGGGTAACGTAAGCGAGGCGGCGTCCAATGCTGTTGATTCGTTGAAGGCCGGTGCGCGGCCGGCTGCAGATGCGTTTATGGATGCAGTTATGCCCAAGGTAGAGGGCGCCAGTTCTTCTGTTGGTGCTGTTCATAATGCTACCGTCGCAAAGGTTGTTGAAGCTGCTGAGGCAATTCGTGATCTTCCTCCTGTTATGAGGCGTAAGGCGGAAGCTGCTTTAACGAATAGTGCTAGTAAGCTGAAGTCTATGGCCGAGGATTTGAAAAAATCCTCGAGCTCTGGAGTTGGTTCTAAGTATCGCGATGTAGCTCCTGCTTTGAAGCGTGAAGTGAAGGGTAAGTTTCGTGGGAAGCTTGGTGGTGCTTCCCGATCTTTTGGACTTGGTGATGGCCCTTATTAAGGGAGATTTTTATGAATGCAAAGTTATTGAAAGATGTGATGGTTGATGCTCCGTTTCTTCGTTCGGGTTTTAATTACGATCGTTCTGTTGCTTCTAATGCTTCTGGATTGAAATGTGAGGATGTATCTCTTGCTCGTCAGTCTGAAGCTCAGGATGCTGACATAAATGAGATCGTTAGAAGGTTCGGTATTACTGGTCAGTTGCCGTCGAATGTTCGTGTTCCCTCGTTCGGAGATTTCTCTGGTATTACAAGTTTCCATGAGGCAATGAACGTTGTTGCTGAGGCTCAGGAGGCGTTTATGTTGATGCCTGCTGAAGTTCGGTCACGGTTCAAGAATGACCCTGAACAGTTCTTGGATTTCGTCTATGACGAAGATAATCGGGCTGAGGCTGAGAAGCTCGGCTTGGTGTTGCCTAAGGTCGAGGTGTTGCCTGACAAGCCTGTAGAGGTCGTTGTGGTGACTCCTGAGCCGGGTAAGGCACCGAAGGTGCCATAGCACTATTCATTACTAGATGTAATAGTGCTAGGTGACATTTCCTTATTTTTATGAGATAATGTCTTTGGCCCGGTCGTTGAGGCCGGGCTTTTTTTTTTCAGGAGGTTATCATGCGTTCTCTTCGTAGAGGTCATGTTTCTAAGCGTGGGTCTGCACAGACTTTTAAGCGTCATGTCCGTCGCACTAAAGGTGCTAATGTTAGGCCGGCACCAATGCGTGGAGGTTATCGTTTGTGAGCTGCGACTCACCTATGAAGGCCCGTAAGAACGGGTCTGGAGGTATTGAATTCTTGCCACGCTCGGCTCAGGCGTGGCATTTTTTTTTACCTTGTGGTCAGTGTTTGGGTTGTCGTTTAGAACGGTCTCGCCAGTGGGCGGTTCGCTGTGTGCATGAGTCTCGCTTGCATGATCGTAATTGTTTCATCACTCTTACTTATCGTGATGATTCGTTGCCGGCTGGTCTTTCACTTGATTATTTGGATTTCCAGAGATTCATGAAGTATTTACGAAAGGATTTTGCACCCGAGAGGGTGCGTTTTTTTATGTCCGGTGAGTATACCGAGCCCGGTGATGACACTTTGGGTGATATTTTTTTCGATAGATATGGTCATCGTTCTCTGGGTCGTCCTCACTTTCATGCTGTTCTTTTTGGAATTACTTTCGATGATGGTGTTTTGTTTGGTAGTGATTCGGGCGTTAAGTTGTTTACTTCAGCTCGTCTCGATCGCTTATGGCGCAAGGGATTTTCTACGTTCGGAGAATTGACATTCGAGAGCGCTGCTTATGTTGCTCGATATTGTGTTAAGAAAGTTACGGGTGATCTTGCAGTTGATCATTATCGTCGTGTTGTTTCTGGCGGTGAGTTGGTTGACATTGAGCCCGAGTTTTCAGGTTGTTCTCTTAGACCAGGTATTGGGTTTAGGTGGATTGATCGCTATTTTCCTGAGGTCGCTTTGAACGGGACTGTAATTTCTCGTGGTCGAGAGGTTGGAGCTCCTCGGTTTTATATGAAGCGTCTTGAAGCTTTTGATGGTGCTGGATTTGCTCGTCTGAAGCATGAGAAGTTTGATTTGTTGTTGAAGCATGTTCGTTCTGGTGAGATGGTAGATGCTCGTATGGACTCAAAGCGTTTAGTCCGTAACGCTAGGGTCTCTTCTCTTAAACGTAATCTGCAGTGAGTTGATTATGAAGATGCTGATTTGTTCATTTTATGATGTTGCTGCCGTTGCTTATTCTCGTCCTTTTTTTACTGTGTCGAAGGGTATGGCCCTTCGTATGGCAGCGGATGAAGTCAATCGTGAGGCTGATGATAATCAGTTGGCAAAGCATTCTGCCGACTTCATGTTGTTTCTGCTTGGTGAGTTTGATGATTCCAATGGTCTGATTGTTCCTGTGTGTCCGCCAGAGCGTTTGGCGGTATGTTCGGAGCTGAGATATCGTGTTCCTGTTTCATCCTCTGCAAGCGATATTGTTTCGCCCCCCGTGTAGGGGGGTCGGGGGGGAAGTTTTTTGGTATCAGTGTTTGTCTGAGTGAGGCGAGTTTTTTTTCTGTCCTTAATCTTTTTTTATTTTGATTGGAGCAATTTATGCATACCAATAAGTCTGTTGATGTTCATCAGTTCGCAATGGTTCCGAAGCCTGATATTCCTCGTTCGAGTTTTTTGGTAGAGAAGGGTTACAAGACTGCATTCGATGCCGTCTATCTTGTTCCTTTCTACTTGGATGAGGTTTTGCCGGGTGATACCTTCAATTTGAAAGCTACATTGTTTGCGAGGTTGGCTACTTCTATTTTTCCGTTCCTGGATAACCTGAAGTTGTCTACATTTTTCTTTTTTGTTCCGAATCGTCTTGTATGGAACAATTGGGTTAAGTTGATGGGTGAGCAGATTAATCCTGGTGATTCGATTTCTTATACGATTCCTCAGATGGTTTGTCCTGCAAGTGGTTATTTGGTAGGCACGCTGCATGATTATTTGGGATTGCCTACTCTTGGCCAGGTTGCTGCTGCAGCGACTTACTCTCATTCAGCTCTTCCGTTGAGGGCATATAATCTGATTTGGAATTCGTGGTTTCGTGATGAGAACCTTCAGAATTCTGTTCCTGTTGACATGGATGATGGGCCTGACACGTACTCGGATTATGTTTTGAAGAGGCGCGGTAAGCGTCCTGATTATTTCACTACTGGTTTGCCGTGGACTCAGAAAGGAACGGCTGTATCTTTGCCTTTGGGTGCATCTGCGCCAGTTAAGTCTGATGGTTTGCAGATTTTCATGAATAATGGGAGTGAAGACGCTTCGATGCGTTCGCCTGCTGGTTCTAACGTGATCGTGCGTAATGAAGGTGTTTGGGCTGGCTCTGCTGCAGTTAAGTTTGGTTGGATGGCAGATACGTCGAAGACGGGTTTGTTTGCTGATCTTTCTACTGCTACTGCTGCAACGATTAATCAGTTGCGTCAGTCGTTTCAGATTCAGAAACTGCTTGAGCGCGATGCTCGAGGCGGGACTCGCTATACTGAAAAGGTTAGGGCGCATTTCGGTGTTTCGATGCCGGATTTGAATTGGCGTCCTGAGTATCTCGGTGGCGG